GAACATGCGCAACGATTATACGAATACAGCAGTAAACATTGGTTGTCATATTCTACTCCCATTCTTTCTTTTGGTCGCTCTAAGCGTGGTATGCCTATATCATGTTTCCTTAATTATATTGAAGATACAGCGGAGGGTCTAGTTGATAATCTATCTGAGACAAATTGGCTTAGTATGTTGGGCGGTGGTGTTGGGATTGGCTTTGGTATTCGTTCGGCTGACGATAAAAGTACTGGCGTTATGCCTCACCTCAAAATGTATGACGCAAGTTCTTTGGCATACCGTCAGGGTCGCACCCGTCGTGGTAGTTATGCTGCTTATCTTTCTATTGATCATCCAGATATAATTAACTTTCTAGAGATGCGTAAGCCGACAGGCGACCAGAATATGCGCACTCTAAATATGCATCACGGGATTAATATTCCAGATGCATTTATGGAAATCATCGAACAAAGCATGATTGATCCAGAGTTTGATGATTCTTGGAAATTAGTGGATCCTGCTTCTAATGAAGTTCGTGAAACTGTATCCGCAAAAGAATTGTGGCAACGGATCCTTGAGATGCGTATGATGACTGGTGAACCATATCTACACTTTATTGATGAATCTAATCGCAAGATGCCACAACACTTGAAGGATCTTGGTTTAAAGATTAATCAATCTAACCTTTGCTCTGAGATTATTCTACCAACAAATGAAAAACGAACAGCAGTATGTTGTTTGTCATCACTAAACTTGGAGTACTACGATGAATGGAAAGACGAACCACATTTTCTTCGTGATGTTGCTGAAATGCTTGACAATGTTCTTCAGTATTTTATTGATCATGCTCCTTCCTCAATTAAGCGTGCAAAGTACTCAGCAACTCGTGAGAGAAGTATCGGTGTTGGTGCGTTAGGTTGGCATGCATATTTACAGAAGAATAACCTACCATGGGAATCATCATTGGCAGTTGGTAGAAACAAAAACATCTTTAAAAATATAAGAGAGAAATTAGATGTCGCTAATAAAGAACTTGGATTGGAGAGAGGTGAAGCACCTGATGCAGTGGGTACTGGGAATAGGTTTAGTCATCTTATGGCTATTGCTCCCAATGCTTCTTCTTCCATTCTTATGGGCAACACTAGTCCTAGTATTGAACCTTTGCGTGCCAATGCTTATCGTCAAGACACTCTTTCGGGTTCTCACTTAAATAAAAATAAATGGCTTGATAAGGTCGTTACTGATTATGTTATATCAAATCCTAAGGCAGATGCCCAAGAAATATGGAGTTCAATTATTGCGAATGATGGTTCAGTTCAGCACTTGGATTGGTTGGGAGACTGGGAGAAAGATGTTTTCAAGACTTCTATGGAAATTGACCAGCGTTGGGTCATTCAACACGCTGCCGACAGGCAACAATATATCGATCAAGCGCAATCGTTGAATGTATTCTTTAGACCAGATAGTCATATCAAATATATCCATGCTGTGCATTTCCAAGCATGGAAATCTGGATTGAAGACTATGTACTACTGCCGTAGTGATAAGATCGCCAAAGCAGATAAGGTATCGAAACGAATCGAACGAGAGATTATTAAAGAAATTAATTTACACGATCTAGCCGAAGGTAACGAATGTTTGGCTTGCGAGGGATAAAATGATTACAAAAACAAAAACAAAATTAACGGATACACGAGATTCATTTAAACCTTTTAACTATCCATGGGCATATGATGCTTGGTTGAAACACGAACAAGCACACTGGTTGCACTCAGAAGTTCCAATGGCAGAAGATGTTAAAGACTGGAAAAAGAAACTAACAAATGAAGAAAAAACCTTCCTTACGAACATCTTCCGATTCTTCACTCAAGGAGACATTGATGTTGCTGGTGGCTATGTTAATAATTATCTGCCTCATTTCCCACAACCTGAAGTAAGAATGATGTTGATGGGTTTTGCAGCAAGAGAAGCATTACATATTGCTGCATACTCTCACTTAATCGAAACACTAGGGTTGCCTGAATCAACTTACAACCAATTTCTAGAGTATCAGGAGATGAAGGATAAGCATGACTATGTACTTGAACTTTCTAGTCGCAATGGTACTATCGCTAGTACTGCTGAGCACATTGCTGTTTTCTCTGCCTTTACTGAAGGCATGCAGTTGTTTAGTTCTTTTATCATGTTGCTTAATTTTCCTCGTCACGGCATGATGAAAGGTATGGGTCAAATTGTTACATGGTCTATTGCTGATGAAACAATTCATGCGGAGTCAATGATTAAATTGTTCCGTGAGTATATCAAAGAAAATCCTGAGATCTGGAATGATGAACTAAAGGGTAAGATATACACAATAGCTGAGAAAATGGTAGAATTAGAAGATAAGTTTATCGATCTTTGCTATCAAGGTGCAGACATGCGTGAACTATCTGCAGAAGATGTAAAGAAGTATATTCGATACATTGCAGATCGTCGCCTAATCTCTCTTGGCATGAAAGGTATCTTTAAAGTTAAAAAGAATCCACTACCATGGGTTGAGGAAATGATCAATGCACCAGTACACGGAAACTTCTTTGAGAATCGTGTAACTGATTATGCTAAGGGTGCATTGTCTGGCACATGGGGTGATGTTTGGGGGAAAGCTGCATGACCACTAAGATTTTTGAGTGTAATGAATGTCAGGCAAGAGGTAAGATTATCCTCAAGTCAGAAGAACGATTGGAAGATATCGTTTACTGCCCTGTGTGCTCTGCTGATATTTACGAAGAAGACGATTACGAAGAGGAAGAATAAATAGTAGTTTATACTACTGATTATTCTAATGTGGCTTTATAATAACGAAATTATTGAGGAACTACCTGATGATTGTGTTGGCTTTGTTTATTTAATTACGAACAAAGCCAGTAGTCGTATGTATGTGGGTAAGAAGTTATCTAAGTTTTCCAAAACTACATACAAAATGGTAAAACAGAAAAACGGAACTAAGAAACGCAAAAAGATCCGTAGCAAAATAGACTCTGATTGGATGGGGTACTATGGTTCAAGTTTAGAACTAAATAAAGATGTAGAGTCTCTCGGAAAGGACAACTTCCTTCGTGAGATTCTTTTCTTTTGTAAATCAAAAGCTGAATGTTCTTACATAGAAGCACGAGAACAGTTTGCACGAAAGGTGTTGGAGTCAGACGACTACTACAATGGACAGATTTCTGTCCGAGTCCATGGCTCCCATATTAAAAACAAACTATGACATATTTACTTTTTACAGTTGCACTATCGTTATCGGCTCTTGCTGCATATTACGCAGTGATGGGTCTTGTCGCAATTTTTGCTGCAGCTGTAGTACCAATTGCTCTTATGGGTTCTTTGCTTGAAGCATCGAAACTCGTAGTTGCATCATGGCTCTATCGAAATTGGAAAGAAATTCCAAAATTGATGAAGTCATATTTTGTAGTTGCCCTAGTTGTATTAATGATGTTAACATCCATGGGCATTTTTGGATTCTTATCAAAGGCACATTTGGATCAAGCAATTCCTTCGGGAGATGTTCAGTCTAAGTTGGCATTAATTGATGAGAAGATTAAAACAGAAAAGGAAAATATCAATGCAAATCGTAAAGAACTTACTCAACTCGATGCTCAAGTTGATCAAACCATCGCAAGAACCGACGATGCCAAAGGAACCGACAGAGCCATTGCCATCCGTAGAGGACAGCAAAAAGACAGAGCCAGAATCCTCAACGAAATCGGTCAAGCGCAAACCAAGATCGCCAAGTACAACGAAGAGCGTGCGCCAATCGCCAGCGAAGTCCGTAAAGTCGAAGCAGAAGTAGGACCAATTAAGTATATTGCTGCATTGATATATGGTGATGAAAGTTCAAATGATACGAACATGCTTGAGAAGGCAGTTCGTATCGTCACCATTCTTATTGTTATTGTATTTGACCCATTAGCAGTTCTTCTGTTAATCGCAGCAAACTGGAATCTTAAACATACTGGTGGAAGAAAGTGGAATGAATTCTTTGAAAAAACACCTGCGGAAGACTTCCCAGAAAAAGTTGAAGTTAGACTTAATGCCGAAATAAAAGTCGAAGAGCCAAGTACAACTCCTGTGTTTGACCATATGACACAACATTTGTCAAAAGAAACAGAAACACCTGATAAATGGGATGACTCAGAAATTGTTGAAGAACTCGAAACAACTGTTGTTCCAGAAGAAATTAAAAAAGAAGTAAATGAGTTACTGGAGTCTGAAATTCCAGAAATCGAAGTAGATGAACCAACAAAAGATTGGGAACCAGAGTTATACAATCGAAAACAACTTGGTCGTCATATGGAAGAAACTGGACAAAAACCACCGAAAGCACAATCATTCTTGAACAGAGTCCAGAGTGTGTTTTCATCACCTAGTGTAAAAACTATCGAAATCGAAGTAGACGAGTTGCAAGACAAAAATCCTAAATAGTAGGTAATACTACATTGGTTTTAGGAGAATTGCAGTGGATCCCCTAACTCTCTTTGCATTAGCCAATGGAGCAGTTTCTGCGATCAAAGCTGGATGTAAATTATACAAAGATATCAAAGGTGCAGCTGGAGAT